TGATGACATGGTGAACCACCCTGAGCAGTACGAGACCTTCCACAGCATGGAAGACCTGAAGAGGGCTTTGGAGGCATGAAGTACGATGTGAGGATGTCCACCCGCTTCAAGAAGGATATGAAGCTGGTGCAGAAACGTGGGTACGACCAGAGACTCATTTTCGAGGTGATCGAACTGCTTGCCAACGGCATGAAGCTCGACGAGAAGTACAAAGACCACCTCCTGACCGGCGACTACGGTGGGTTCCGTGAGTGCCACATCACACCCGATTGGCTGTTGGTGTACCAGTACAGGGAGCAGGAGCTTTTGCTGCTGCTATCCAGAACTGGGACGCACAGCGACCTGTTCTGAACTATGGAGCAGGTGGCGATGACGTACAAGGGGTATTCGGCGAGGCCCGAATACTCCGCCGAGGATGGAGTCTTCTTCGGAAGGCTCCTCGGCATCAACGATCTGGTGAACTTTGAGTCCGAAAACGTGGAGGGCTTGGAGGAAGAGTTTCATAAGGCGGTGGACGATTATCTGGCGTTCTGCTCCGAAATAGGGAAGCAGCCCCAGACGCCCACCATCTGAGAATACGAGAAAGATTGCAGAATGCGGCGCGGCGGTCTTGACTGCTGCGCCTTGCATCTGCAAAGTATGGAGGGAACGATGAATTACTATGCAGAAAATCCGAAAATCACGCTTCGCGTGAGCATCGGTGATGCGATGTTCATCTCGTGATTTTGTATAAAATAACATTACTTAGATAGAATAGAATTATGCAATATTACCAATTGGTAAGCACGAAATACCATATGGTAACATTGGTTGACCGATGTTGATAAAACATTTCGGGAAGAATTGATATCGGCATAACTTTTTCGTTCAAGAAAAACGTTCATTGTTGACTTAGAAAAATAATATGGCATAATAGAATTACCGGAGCAAATGATGATGCGATTTTGAACACGGAAAAAGCGAGGAGAAGATCATGCCGGAACTTTGCAGATTTTATAACATCGTTATCAAGATGATTTTCAGCGACACTGACAAGCACCACAAGCCGCACTTTCATGTTTATTACAACGAGTACGAAGCCTCTGTTGGCGTGGATGGCGAATTGATCGCGGGAAGTCTTCCAGTCAAACAGTTGAAGCTGGTGCAGGCTTGGGCTGCCATCCACGAGGACGAACTCTATGCCGCGTGGAATAAGGCGGTGCAGAACATTCCGTTCGGCAAAATC